AGATAATGGTGAATTTCATAGTATAAATCACATAGAATCAATAATGGATAAAAATCCAATATTAATTAATTGGGGAAATTTTGGAGTATGATATGAAAAATAAAATCAAAATAGCAACTCAAACACAAACTATTCAAACGCTTACAAAAAAAATGTTAGGCAAAAACAAGTATGCTTTTGTATCATTTCCAAAACCCACACTGCTCGCATTGGCTTTATCCGAGAGCGTAGCAATACCTCCATCTTTTGTGAGCGAAATTACTAAATCATTTTTGATCAAAGACCCCGCTTATATGAAAGCAATTCCCCCTTCGTTTACTCATTTTATAGAAAAAAATGATAATTTTGATTTATCTCTTTTTAAAGATGATCCAATATATTTTAATTCATCGACATTAGAGAATTATTATCATTCTAGTAAATTTGTATTTAATGCCTTTGTTGAATTTTATATTAAAAATACACCGTTTATTATTATATCATTTAATGATAAAAAATATATAACTAAACTTTTTGGTTTCCCTGCAGCATATATACATGTTCCCTATAGTAATTATTATGACAGACTTGATCAAATATGCAATTCTATAGATGAAGTCAAAAATCAGGGTAGTGTAGTTATGTTAGACTGCCCTGTTTTTTCGGCTGGTTTAGCTCAAACAATTTGGAATAGATTTGATCTTTCTATCCTCGATCTAGGCAAAATAGTAAGTTTTTCAAAAACTGAGTCTTTAGACAGGGCAACATTTAATGAAGAAAAACCATTTAAGAACTGATGAGGAAGATAATCTTTTTCTTATAGATTTGTTATTAGATTCTAATTTAACTTTATCGGCAATAGCTAAAGAAATAGATTTATCTTATAATGATTTAAATAAGAGAATATCTTCTCTTGGTCTTGGTTGGATAAAAGAACAAAAGAGAAAGTCTTCTAGGGGACAATCTGCCTTAACTCATGTTATGAAAAAACTTCTGCCTGGACAGAAGATTCTTAACGAATATCATATTGGTGACAGGCTTAAGCTGGATGTGTATTGTCCATCGTACAAAATAGCAGCAGAGTTTCACGGAAGACAACATTTTTATTATACACAAAGATTTTATGAATCTAAATATGACTTTGAGCAGGCTTTAAAGAGAGATGAAAAGAAAATGCAGAAGTGCCAAGAATTAGGAATAGTTCTTGTTGTTTTTAGATATAACGATCTTCTTACAGAAGAAGCGGTATATGATAGAATACTACAGGCCATAAGAAATGCAAAACCCGATGTAAAAAATAGCCCTGAAAAAAACAATATTAAAAACAATCAATATTATCAACAACAGAAAAAAAAATATAACAAAAGAAAAAGAGATATGTACAAAAAGATGAAGAACAACAACAAGAAGCATTATGACAGATAGATCATTTACGCAAAGTTCTTCTGATCTATATCCGATAGAATATCAAATATTCGCCCTGTCATTTAGGCAGCCGGGCGCAATATCTTTTTTTAAAAACAATCTACAAGTAGATATGGTTGGCCTTTTGGAGGGCCAAAGCGGAATAAATGAATTTTACAAGGCTCTTATTGCCTATTCTACATCTACCGAACTAAACATAGTAGACCCAGTTGCATTTAAAACATGGATGCAGACCGAAAGTGATTTATACGAAGCTTTAAGTGGTCAACACGGTGTTGATCTGATTATGAATGCATTAAGCACTATGGATTTGTCTACTCCAGAAGCTGTAACAAAAGTTATAAAGCATAAATATAATAAGATTAAACAAAGAAATCTTCTTAAAGAACTTGAATTTATTTTAAGTCAAAAAGGTCTTAAGTCCGAAGAAGACCTATCAAAGATGACATCTTTGGCGATTGAGATAACAACCCTCGAAAATCAAATCAACTATAATCCCTACGACGGAGTGGTAACATCTAAAGAAATAATAGAAAAAATTGATTCTCTACTAGATGCTCCAGACTTTCTTCCTACCCAATACAAATCCCTGAATAGAGCCATGGGATATACGAACGATGGGGGTTTTTACAGAGGATCCGTTCATGCAATTATTGCAGCGTCAGGGAAGGGTAAAAGCACATTTGCAAAATGCCTAGTTAATCACTGGCTGGACAATGGCTATAGGGTCTTATACATTAATTATGAAGAAGCAAGAAGTCATTGGGAAAAAATTCTAATGACACAAATTATAGGCAGAAACGTATATGCTGAAATGGCTAAATGGAATGTGGAAGATAAAAATAAATACATCTCTGCATTTATGGATAGACTTATTAAATGGGGTGATCGCCTAATGATTAAGCACGATCCCGACACTCCATATTTTGAGGATCTTGAAAAATGGCTAAGAGAAATTCTTTTACAAAATAAACACATACCAGATGTCATTGTCATCGATACTATTCAATCTATGTTTACCAGATCAAAGGGCAGGGCAAGATGGGGTGAATTTGAGGAAATGATGGTTCGCTTAGAAAAACTTGCAAGAGATATGAATTGTGTTTTAATAATTACAGCACAAGAAAATTCTAATAGAATGAAAGAAAGAAGAGAGGTTGTGCTGCAGTCTGACACAGGCGGTTCTTTGGCAATTCAGCAAAAGTGTGCAGTTACAATATTCATTACTGAAAAAAGGCTTATTAGCGGAGATGACTCAGAAGACGAAAACATTATGCAACTGCAAATACCAAAAAATAGAATAACTGGCTCTACCTTCTCTTATGAGCCACCGCTCGTTAGGTATGTAGATTCAAAAAAAACCTATGAGGAATACGAAATGGTTACTTCTGCATCCTACGATGCGTCCTCGATACTAGATGATTTACTAAATAATGGAGATTTTTCATAATGAAACTTATTACCACAAAATCCCTTAAGGACTATCAAACATGTGCACTTTTATACAAATATAGACATGAAGACAAAATGCCTGAAAAAATTTATGGCAGGGATCTTATATCTGAAAGATTTGAAAACACCATAAAAGAAATTATTTATTACTTTTTTTACAAAAAACAAGGCGGATATGCCCCCTCGTATGCTTCACTTTTAAATAGGTGGGAAAAACTATGGTTTTCAAAAGATATTTCTGATTATGATATTATTACAGAAAAGCATGAGAGCGCCTATGGAAATAATGCTAGTCTGACAACCAAGGCCGCCGCAGTACTTCTTTCTTTTCACAAAAACTTTAGTGATCAAGATTATATACCAATATCAATTAATGATCAATGTGTTGTTCCAATTGGTCAAAGGGCAAAGATTAAATATACTTTTGATGTTATTTTGGCTAAAAATAAAAAATACTATGTAATTAAGTTTTTATTTAATTACAAAGACAGTCATCAAAATATGTATGAAATTGATTTTGCTGCAATGAAGCACGCATATTGTTTTAAAAATCCAACTAAAGTTAAACAATCTAAATTTGGATACATAGATTTTATGCAGCCGAAGATTTTTTTTCAAGAATATGATATAGAAGAAGAGGACATTATGGCTTTAAAATTTTGGACTGAAGAAATAGTAGATGAACAATCATTTGTCCCGAGAAGAGGCCTTACCTGGTACTGTAAAAAATGTCCATTTGATAAGCCATGCTCAAAATGGAGAGGATGGAAAGATGTTAGAAGAATCTGATAATTTTAGGCTTGGAATTCTATTTACAAAAGAACAAACAAAAAAGATAAATCAAATGGCAGAATCTATGAGTTTTTCTGATTTATCAGACTTTATTTATTATATTTTAGATAAAGAATATAATATTTTTATTCAAGACAAGGGTCCAATTTGGAGCGGGGATTTGCAATGAAAAAAACAATATTAGATGATTTATTAAAAGAAGATATATTTTTTAAAAACAATGAAGAAGAAGACAAAATCCTTTTTCCCCTATTGGATGAAATTAATCTTATTTGTTCAATTCATATTAAAAGTTTTGTAAGATCAGTTCTTTTAAAGGCGGAAAATTTTTGGGTGATGCCCTCTAGTTTTTCTGACGAATATCATCCTATCGATGAGCGAGATGAGGGTGGAAATGTTTTACATACAAAAAGAGTAGTTAGAGCAGCAGAAATAATTTGCGAATCATACGTAATAGACACAGAAGAAAAAGATATGATTTACGCAGCATGTCTGCTTCATGATATTACTAAGGGCATAAAGAAGCCTACAGAAAACCAATATACATATGATCCATTTCATCCATATACTGTAGAAAAATTTATTGTATGGTGTATAGACCAGGATAAAAAATACACCTCGGAAGCCTCGTCTACAACTCTTTTTGTTGATGAAATTACTATTGAGTCAATACTTAGATTAATCAGATGTCATTTGGGTCCTTGGTCTCCAATTCCAGAAACAACACCCGCTAATCAATTGGAAATGATAGTTCATTTAGCCGATAATATAGCTTCAAAGCTGCATATAATAATTGACGGAAAGAATATAATAGAGCACAGGTGGAAATCAGATGATAAACAAAAAAATTAACGTTCTACAGAAAAGATTGCTTCTGCTGAATTCCCTAGAGACCTATATTAACGAATCAATTTATCATAGATCCCATAGCGTCGAGATGAAAGAAAATTGCAAATATATAGTATGGAACTATAATCAAGATATTGGAAAGGTTTCTTTAAAGTGAAACTGCCCAAAGATAAAACAAAATTTCTTAATCAGTGGAAGTATGTAGAAGTTGCGAGGTACGTTCCCTCCCTAAATAGAGTCATAAGGGATAAAATTGGCGATAGTCCGCTTTTCTACGATATTAAAAATATTGACGAATATAGAAAACTACACAACAATACCGGGCTATATACTTCGGTTTGGCATTATGATTCTCAGGATATCGACAACTGCGTTCGATTGGGATCACTTTATTTCGACTTAGACAATGACGACATTAATAAATGCTTTAATGAAGTAAAGTTTCTGTATAATTATTTAATACAATATATTCCCGAAAAATCTGTTATTGTTTATTTTACTGGTAAAAAAGGTTTCCATATTGAATGTGAAGCAATGGCTCTTGGAATAAACCCAACAAACGATTTGCCAAAAATATTCAGATATATAGCTTCAAAAATTAAAGAAAAATACTTGATAGAATCTTTAGATTTTGCGGTATATGATATCAGGAGAATGTGGCGTCTATCAGGATCGAAGCATCAATCTACCGGGTTGTACAAAAATATAATTCCTAAAAATATTTTAAATTCAGATATTAGTTCCATCATTTCTTTCTGTTCTACACAAAAAGAAAATTTAGTTGAAGAACAAGAATTTTCCTTGAGCGCGAATGAATGGTACAGGCAATTTGCGTATCAAATGGAAGAGGAAAAAACAAAACCAAAAGATTTTTTAGAATCTTTTAATAAATATGGTTCTAGTAAATTAAAATTTTTTAATGAAAAAGAAAAATCTTTTGAAAAAGAAAATCTCTGGAAAAATTGTCCATCGATTAAAAGACTTCACGATCAGGCCATAAACAGTGGGCAGTTAGAGCATGAGGCGAGACTATTTTTGTGCTCCATACTAACTTATAATATTGATTCAATAAAATATCTTCATGAAATATTGAGCCACTGTGATGACTATAATTTCGAAAAATCTACAGCCCATATTAACGATTGGGTTAAAAGGAGACAGCTTGGAATTGGTGGTAGGCCATATACCTGCGACAGAGCAAATGCTGTAGGGGTTGGTTGCGGAAATTGTTCTTTGGAAAAGAGGAATAAATGGGTTAGAATAGGAGATAGGTTTGTAGAAACAAATGAACAATCGTCTCCGTCTCCCGTAAGATTCGCTTATAAAACCATAAAGGAAAAAAATGTCAAATAATGATGTGATAGGTCTGTGTTCAGACTGTGGCACTGAGCAGTCGGATAGATCGATGTTTGCTAGCCCATTTGCTCAAGCGGGGAAACCCCCCGTTTGCAGGTATTGTGCTGGTGTTGTAGTTGTTTGTTATAGAAGAGACAAACAAAAAGTCCTTGATGATATAAAAAGGCAGAGGGGGCTCCAATGAAAAAGTGGACCAATCTACATAATCATACTGTTTTCTCAATACTTGACGGCCATGGTGATATAGAAAAATATTTATATAGGGCAAAAGAGCTTGACATGGTGGGATTGGCTACAACGGATCATGGCAACATACATTCGTGGCTTGATTTTTACGACGCCGGAAAAGCGATTGGTGTAAAACCAATACTTCGGAAGTGAATTTTATCAAGCCAGAAAAACAAGATTTGATAGAGATGAAGAAGAAAGATCTGGACCATCTAAAAATGAATGGGAGCAAAGAGGGCCATATCACATAACTATTTTGGCAAAAAATAATGTCGGCTATCACAACATTATAAAGATGTCTTCAAGGTCTTATTTGGAGGGCTTTTATGTTAAGCCAAGATTAGATCACGATCTTATTTCCGAGCATTCGGAAGGGATTATAGTTTTATCTGGCTGTCTTAATAGCGAAATATGTCAGGCTCTTCTTAGAAATGATTATAATTTTGCGCTCAATTCCGCATATAAAATGCAAAGTATTGTGGGAAAAGAAAACTATTTTATAGAGATACAAAATCATGGATTAGCGGAGCAAAGAAGAATTTCTAACCAATTGATTGATATAGCCAAGACAATTAATGCAGAGATCGTGCCGACCGGCGACTGCCATTATGTCCACAAGCGCGATGTGCGCGCTCATGACATCATGCTATGTGTTGCAACAAACTCAACCGTTCATACACCGGATAGATTTTCATTCTCTGGTGATAATTTTTACCTAAAGTCATATAAAGAGATGGAATCTATTTTTAACAGCGACTGGCTTGAAAACACAATGCAGATTTGCGATATGGTTGATATTGATCTTAAATTTGGAGAAATTTATTTCCCAAATTTTCCTATTCCCACAAAAGAATCTTCTACGGAATACTTTCAACGTCTAGCATGGGAGGGTCTAGAAAATAGGTATGGCAGTCCGCTTTCAATAAATATTATCGAGCGCGCAAATTATGAAATAAAAGTAGTAAAAGAAATGGGCTTTGCAGAATATTTTTTGGTTGTTTCTG